ATGGGGGGGCGTATCGCCCACTGGAAGAGCTACCTGCCTGGCAATGTACCCACTGAGGCCGTGCCAGAGGAAGAGCGGGCTAAGTACTGGGCAGTCGCTAACATGGTTATTGCCGAGCTGAAGCAAGTAATAAACGGCTACGAAGCCGCCAACGAAGCTGTAAAAGAAGATGCCTCAAAATAAACAGTACTACCACCCTCAGTCAGATTTCTTCAGAAAGTTTAACATTCCCGCCCCCGAGACTATTGCTCATGGTGTTGACGAAGATATAGCCAAGAAGTTCTCCAAACTTGAGACTACTAACTGGCGGATGGAAGGCAACAAACTGATAGCAGACACCCCTATGGGGCCGTTAGTGAACACCATAAGCACGGATTATATTTGTAGGGGCACCGATAAACAGGGCCTGCCAATATTGGAGAAAATCGGTGAGTGAACTGCCGTCTAGGATGAGTATGTTCACAGCCCCAAGGGACAAACTAAAGGTTGACCCCAACTACACTCTTAGGAGAGACCGAAGTTTCCGCACTAGACTATTTATATCTAGATTACTATTTATCCCTATCCGCCTACTCTGGCGTTCTTGACTAAGATAGAACAATAGGGGTATTATCAACATAGAACGCAGCCGACCGTGGCGTTAAACAAATACGTGGTCCGTAAAAATAAAACTAATGAGTGCAGCCGACCGAGGCACCAAAAAGAAACCGTGGTCCGTTAAACAAAAGGGAGCTATCATGCAAGACGAAGACGTTACTAAATTAACCGACGAAGAGTTACTAGCCAAAGTAAACGGCAAAGAACCCGAAGAACCGGAGAAAGAGGTAGCCGAACCCGCTGAAGCTGATAGCGAAGAAAAGCCCTCTGAGGAAACGAAAGAAGAACCAGAGGCAACAGAAGAACCTGAAGAAACAGAAGAGAAGGTAACTGAAGAAGAAGCATCGCAGGAAGAAGGCGAAATTGAAGCCCCTGAAGAAAATGCTGAACAACTGTCCAGACGAGCTAAAAAACGAGCCGGACAACTACAGATACAGAATATCCTCAAGAAACGAGAACAGGCTCAACCTTCACAACCCAGTCAACAACCCATGAACTATGGCGACGCTTTAGATGCCGACCCTGAGACCATTAAACAGTTGGAGTTCGACAGAGAGCAATATGCGGCACAAACCCGTCAGTACTCTGTAGACCTCAACAAGTCTATGCAGTTTCGTAACCGGCTCGAGCTAGATTCTTCTAAAGTTGAAAGTCAGTATACTTTCCTCGATAAGAAGTCTCCCGATTTTGACCCTGTAAGGGCTGACGCTATGAACACCCTGTATCTTGATACAATCGGATTCGTAGCTGGCAACCCCGATGAGGGAATCCCCGACCAGATTCAAAACCCTAGCCTACGCTACCCAGACTTCGTGGAAGCACAGATGGAGTTTGCAGAAGCCTTAATGGCTGACCGCCAACGTAAATCCGTAGACAACATATCTAAACAGGCAGCTCAGACGGGCTTACGCCCAGACGGCGGTTCAGCTAAAAGCTTGAACCTCAATAAAGCTCCTGAAGATATGACAGACGAGGAACTACGCACTTTTCTTAAAAGACAAGGCGTTCCAGTTCCCAACAAATAGTCACCTCACAAGTTTCTATTAACAAAAATTTAACAAAGAAAGAACAACACAATGGCTAACCCAACAACAGGGTCAAATGTTACTCGTTCCATTGCTCAGACCTCACAATATGTGCAGGAAATGTGGGCACGTGGCATCGAACAACCATTTGACGCTAAACTACAACTGGCGAAGCTGGTACAAGACCGAAGTGGTCTAGTATCTAGTGGTGGAGACGTAATCCGTGTTCCATTCACTGCGGGTATCAACGCCCGAGCTAAGTCTGCCTCTACTGATGTCACTTATGACTCACCAGAAGGCTCACCAATCGCTATCAACATCGACAAGCACTACTACGCCGCTATGAAGATTGAGCACATCGCTAAGATTCAATCTAACTACGACCTAATGGCTCCTTTCCAGGAGCGTCTAGCAGAATCGCTAGCCCGCCAAATCGACACTGACCTACACGCCTTGTACGCAAGTGCTGGTACTTCAGTATCAGGTGGTGCTGCAATCGACGACGCAGACATCCTAGCTGTTGTAGCTGCCCTAGATGCCGCTAACACTCCTCAAAGTGAACGACGCGGTGTCATCGGACACTACACTAAGCAAGACCTATTAGGTGTCAACAAGTACGTTGCCTACGACCAAACCGGTAAAACTGGTAAGGCTGTAGACGGTACTGACGGCCTAGTTGGCTCACTATACGGAATGGACATCTATCACTCTGGTAACGTTCCTACGAACACTACTGGACGAAATCTGTTCTTCCACAAGAATGCAATGACTATCGCCCGACAGCAACGACCTAAAGTTTTGATTGAAGAGTCTGTTGACTCCATCGCTACTAAAGTCGTAACCCACACTGTATACGGTGTTGGTGTCGAACGAGCTGCAAGCTTGATTGAATTGACCCGTACAACCGCTCCTTAACGTAAACCTAACTTAGAAAGGACATATAATATGTCTGCAAAAACAACATGGGTAGGAGACGGTGCTCGAGAAATTTACACAGCTTCAACACAAGCAGGTGTAGCTACGACTATCGCTCTCTCTACAACACAAACTGGTTTCACCCTGACTAACCCAGCGGGTTCAGGTAAAACCTTGGTACTACTTCGTGTTGACTGTGCTGTATCAGCTGCCCCAGCTGGTGCCGCTCCATTGGTCCTATCGGCCAACGTCAACCCAGTAGCCGCAGCAGTCACCCAGACTACTGCTCTAACTGTTCGCTCTGCCAACCTTGGCCGTGCAGGAACAGGTGCGGGACTAGCCGCCTCAGGTGTAACCTTGCCAGCAGCTCCAGTAGTTGTTGCCGCATTGCAAGCCCCTGTAGCTGGTTCAGCATTAACCCCCGCTAACATCAACGTCGAGTTTGACGGCTCGATTTGTATTAGCCCAGGGTGTGCTCTCAACCTAGCGTCCATTACCACTGCCGTAACTGGTATCTGGTCAATGACCTGGGAAGAAATCGACGAAATTGCCTAGCAACTAGTCAAACAGTTTGGGGTCTGTCTAAAAACCCCAAAGCAGGGAAAAGCAATTTAGCCCGAGTACCGCTATAAAAAAGAAAGAAACATCATGCCATCACGAAACGAACTCGTCATTCGAGGAAATGCAGTCGGTCTAACCGCCTCAAACTACCCGAATGATTCTAAATTTGAAGCAAAAATCCTCTACCTAGAGAAGAACGGTACCACATATACCGAAACTCTTGGTACAGGTGTCCTGACTGGTACAGGCGACCTAGCCAATGGCGACCAAGTTCTCATTGGCAACCGAACCTACACATTCAGAACTAACCTAACAGGAGTCAAGGCTACTGGTTTGATTACCAGCGATGCCACCGCTCCAAGTGCAGGCGACACAGTAAGTATCGAGGGTGTAACATATACCTTCCAAACATCTCTGTCTAACCCAGCCCAGGCTAACGAAGTCTTAATCGGTGGCTCTGCTGCCGCAGCTTTGGACAACCTGAAGATAGCTATTAACGCTTCTGGTGGAACAATCGGAACTGAGTATTCACTCGGAACTGTTGCTCACCCATTAGTGACTGCTACAACCAATACCAACACTACTCAGGTAGTGGAGGCTAAGGACTTTGGCACACGACCAAACAACTACCGACTTAGTGAGAATAGCTCTCACCTAGCCTGGGGAGCAAGTACAATGGGTACAGTAGTAACTACCGAAGTTGCTGGTGTAGCTAACGTAGAAGATGAAGTCTTGCTAGGTGCAAACCTTGCGGCTTCACTAGACAACCTAAAGTCAGCGATTAACAACACCGCTACTGAAGGAACTGACTACTCATTTGGTACGAAGGCTCACGTTCAAGTAACAGCAACTACTAACACCAACACTCAACAGACTGTTGCTGCTAGAAACGCTGCCTTCGACAACGCTAGTATCTCGACTACTGACCCAGTAGATACAGGTACAGCTATGTCTTGGGGTGCAACAATCCTGACATCTGGTGTGCGTGGAGTAATTGCCGCCAACACTACTACTTACGCTGGCTCTGCTGGTGTATCTGGTGACAAGAATCATATCTAATAGTGCTATACTATGGGTATGAGACTATTCAGGAAAAAGAAGAAGTCTGACCCAACATACAATCCATGGACGGATATACCCCATGACCATGACTGGCTTCCAGTTATGAATGGGACTGAGGAAAACTGTGGATTGTGTATGGTTCGGCGTAAAGTAAAGAAAGGATAGTTATGTTAGGAAAAAAGAAGATTAAGGTAGTAGAACCCGAAGAAGTAGTTGTAGAAGAAGAAGTGGTAGAGACCCAACCCCATGTAGTAGTTCATCAAGAACGCTGGGGAAGCGGTACCAACACACTTGTATCTGACCAACTACCCTCACTAGACGACTAATTTAGTCTCTAACTAATCAAGCATCTTTACAGGTGCTTTTTTAGTTGGTAAGATTATTTCAGGTAACAACCATGAAATCAAAATACTCTGCTCAGGAAATAACTGAGACGGAAGAAGCGAAACAAAAAGAAGCCCGAAAATCGGGTTATTCGTTAATGGGCACCAGAGATAGTGGTAAGGCTAGGCTGTCTAATGGGGTGATTGTGCGGTGGCACACCGAGGCTCCTAGTGGCTATATCGTGCAATCTGATGAGCATGGCGAGATTGAAGTCTACGATGAACCTGTGCCCCCTGGTACATTCTCTATTAACGGCAGACTATACGACGCGGAAGAGCTTAGGAAGGCACTCCGATGGGCTTAGACGAAACCAAGCTAACCTCTGAACAACGCGATAAGTTAGAGAAGTGGAACCAGAACAAGCAGATGATTACCTCATTAGAGGACATTGCTTCAATGGCTAATGAGATTATTCAGTTATTTGACTCCACTAAGGCAGACAGCAAGAAGTTCACTCAAGAGGCCGGAGCCCTCCTTGTGGACATGAAAGAGTCCATGGCCGCTCTAAAGGACAAAGAAGCCCCAGAAATGCCCGACCACGCCAAACCAGTAGTCGAGGCCTTATCCAAGCTAGAGAAGGCTCTGACGGCTTCTGTGAAGTCCATAGACGTTAAGCCAACCGTAAAGGTGGACGCTCCCCAGGTCAACGTAGATTCTCCCTCTGTTAGCGTTGACCTGAAGGGCGTTGAAAAAGTGCTCAAGACTGACCTGCCCAAAGCCTTCAAAGAGGCTACTAAACTTATACCGAAGCCACAGAAGACCGACCTCGAACCCCTGACCAAGCAGTTAGAAGCAATGGCGAAGCAGTTAGCCGATATAGATACTGGTGTCCGCATGAAACCAGGTGGAGTCAATGCCAAGATTACTAACACCGCCAGTAATCCGGTACCCATAACTGGCACGATTACTGCGACTGTCGATACCGCTGGCCTAGCCACCTCTACGAAACAGTCGGACGGCTCCCAAAAGACCCAAATAGTGGATTCGGGTGGTGAGGCGGCCACCGTCACTGGAGGCAAGTTAGACGTCAACGCTACCGCTAATTTGGCTGGCGAAACCCTGCCCGTTTCAGGAGCTACTGAGGGTGTGGCGGTAGCGATTGTAGACGGTTCAGGTAATCAGATAACGACCTTTGGGGGTGGTACTCAGTACACAGAAGGTGACACAGACGCCTCTATCACCGGCACAGCTCTAATGGTTGAGGACGCCTCAAGCACCCTGCAACCAGCCCCGGGCGACAAGACTAACGGCCTCGACGTAGATGTTACCCGCTCGGCTCTCCCCACTGGTGCTAGTACCTCGGCTAAACAGGACACCGGCAATACTTCCCTGGCCTCAATAGACGGCAAGATAACCGCTGTTAATACGGGTGCAGTAGTGGTAGCCTCCGGCTCGATAACCGCCAACGCTGGCACCAATCTTAACACCTCAGCCCTAGCCCTGGCCGCCACTCAAACCGATAAGTCCCAGTTCACTAAGATAACAGACGGGACAGACACCGCTCTTGTAACGGCTTCGGGTGAACAGAATGTGCTAGAAACTAATTCAGCCGCCATCAAAACTGCGGTAGAAAAGATTGACGACGCTATCTCTGGTAGTGAAATGCAGGTGGACGTAGTAACCTCGGCACTACCAAGCGGAGCAGCAACAGCCACTAAACAGGATGATATTATCACAGCTATTGGGGCAATCCCTGGAGGTGGCGGGACTCAGTACACAGAGGACGCCGCTGCTGCCGCCAACCCTGTAGGCACGGCCCTCAACCTAGTCCGAGAAGATGCCAGGGCGGGCGGTTTAACCACCACAGACGGTGATAACGTGGCCGCTAGAGGAAACAACAAAGGCGAATTATACGTTAAGACAACTGATTCCGACGCCCTACTTACTACAATAGATGCTGATACTTCTAATATCTCCACCAAGATTGACACCGTAGCTGGGGCTGTATCTGGTACAGAGATGCAAGTTGATGTGCTGACTTCTGCTCTGCCTAGCGGGGCGGCTACGAGTGCTAAGCAGGACACTCTCATAGGCCACGTCGACGGCGTAGAAGCCCTACTCGGAACCATTGACTCGGATACCTCTACCCTGGCCGTAGTCGGCAGCGGCACAGAAGCTACCGCCCAGAGAGTAACGATTGCTACCGACTCCACTGGCGTGCTATCTGTAGATGACAATGGCAACTCTCTCACAGTAGATAATGCTGGTCTAACCGAATTAGCAGCAGCAATCAACTCAGATAAGGTAGATGTAAATATAGCCTCATCTGGTATTAGCTTGGGAGGAACTGCCGCCGCTGATGACGCAGATTTCACGGCTGGTACTACTCCTGGTACGCCGAGCATGGGTGTATACGAGTCCACCCCTACCTCTGTTACAGACGGAGACTTGGGTACAGTTGGGATAACTGCTGGCCGTAGACTCAAAACCTCAGCAACTATAGACGCCGCCCTCCCAGCAGGTACGAATAACATTGGTGATGTAGATGTTGTGAGTATGCCGACCACAACCGTTCAAGCTACTAACCTTGATATACGAGACTTAACCAACGCAGATGTGGTGACGGCTGAACTATCGGCTACTGATAATGCTGTACTAGACGCTATCGCCGCTTCTACCGCCGCCATAGACACCGACACCACCACCTTAATAGGTCATGTGGACGGCGTAGAAACAGCTATCGCCTCTACTAATACCAAGCTCGACACAGTTAATACTAACCTCACGACTATAGACGGACGAGTGGACGGGCTGGAGACTTCTAACTCAGCTATTCAGACTTCAGTTCAGTTAATAGACGACACCATAGCTACTCTAGGAACCACCACTTATACAGAAGCCTCTACTAAAGGTGGAATCATTGGGGCTGTCCGTAGGGACGCCAACACTACCTTAGTTGATACAACAAACGAAGTAGCTCCACTTCAAGTGAACGCTACTGGTGAACTGAAAGTAGCTCAGATTCAAGCCTTGCCAGCAGGAACAAGATTATGTTGCTGTGGAATCACGATACTTCTATGCCTTTGGCTTCTACCCGTAACGGGTCGCTGACTTTGCGTGAAGATGCACGCGGTTTGTTTGTTGAAGCCACCTTGCCTGACACCACACTTGGTCGCGACATTGCTGCACAGGTTCGTTCAGGGCTAACTGATTCGATGAGCTTTGGTTTCCAAGTGAAGCGTGATTCTTGGAACGCTACGGGCGATCAGCGCACCCTTGAAGATGTGGCCCTATTCGAAGTCAGTTTGGTTACTAGCGAAGCCTATGCCGCCACCGCTGGAACTGTGTCGGTTCGCAACTATGTTGCCACCGCTGACAAAACCGAAATTGATGTTGATGTTTTGGCAGAAGCAATGAATGACTTTGAGCAGGGTAATGAACTGTCGGCTGAAAAGGCTGGTGTCATTCAGGCTGTTCTTGAAAAACTAACAACGCCTTCCGTTGAAGAAACAGCTTCACCGGAGTTGCTTGCCATTAAGCGCAAGCAGTTTGAACTACTACTGAAAGAACTGAATCTTGGCTAAGTATGAAGAAATCCTTAAAACTATTCTTGATGTTGCTGGCAACCCTGCTTCTGGTGTGATTGCTGATCTTGCTCCTGCGTGGGCGAAAGCGATTGTTGAGTTGGATGCGCCAGCCGTTGAAAAGCGTGTTGTTGAAGCTTCTGAAAAAAGGTAAATTTTTCCCTGTAAAATTGTAATTAGGAATCTGCGTTGGCGCGATTCTGTTTGTCAGCGTTGGCGCGACATATTCCCTATCCAATTTTATTTAAGGAAATCAAATGTCTGATTTTATTAAAGCGCAGACGGAAACTGTTGCTAACCTGGTTGAGCAGGTTCGTTCAGTTCTTGATGACGCAGAAGTTCGTGGCGGCCTGACCGCTCAGGACAACGAAAAGATTGCCCGTATCGAAGCTGATATTGAATCACGCGATGCAGCAATTGCAACCGCAAAGCGTATGGAAGAGCGTTCAGCTTCTGCAACCGAAGCAATGGCTTCGTTTGAAGTTCCTAGCGTTGAGATCACTTCGGGTGAGCGTGAGCTTCGTTCGTTCCAGAATGGTGATTCACACGAATTCCGCACCCTAGTTTCTGCTTCTGGAACTGGCGTTGTTGGCACTTCGTTCTACAACCAAGTTATCGAAGTTGCTCAGGCTGTTGCACCGCTTCTAGGTGTCGCACGCGTGATCAACACCACCGGTGGCGACAACCTACAAGTTCCGATTCTTTCGGCACTTTCGACTGCTGCTATTTCGGCTCAGGGTTCGGCTGTTAACTCATCTGACCCAACCATTGGCAACATCACTTTGGGTGCTTTCAAGTATGGCGTTCTTGTTCCTGTTTCTCAGGAACTTGTTGCTGATGCAATGATTGACATCAACAGCCTTGTTGCACGCGAAGCTGGTAAGGCACTTGGTTACGCTGCTGGTGCGCACTTCACTACTGGAACTGGAACAACCCAGCCTTTCGGTATTGTTACTGGCGCAGGTTCGGCTGTTACTTCGGGAACTGCTGGCCTAACCGCTGATGACCTAATCACCCTGCTTTACAGCCTTGACCCAGAGGTTCGCAACGATCCTTCGTTCGCTTACATGGCATCGCCTACCGCGCTTGCTGCTATTCGCAAGTTGAAGGACACCGCAGGAAACTACATCTGGAACGTTGCCAGCGGTCAGAGCCAGATTCTTGGTTACAACCTGGTTGAGAACGTTTCGATGCCAGCACACACCACCGGTAACAAGTCAATTGTTGCTGGTCGTATGACTGACTTTGTTATTCGTCAGGCTGGCGGCATCAAGGTTGAAGTTAGCGATGACTATGGTTTCGCTAATGACCTTCGTTACTTCAAGGTTACGGGTCGCTTCGATTCAAAGCTTGCTCTTGATTCTTCTGTGAAGTTCATCAAGGTTGCCTAAGCTTTAAAAGACTGGATTCCCCCCACGTTGCGTAGGCGTGGGGGGTTTCCTTTTATTTGCTACGCTTGAAACATTGAAGATAGGAATCTAAATGGGCAAGTCCGGTAATCCTGCAAACAACACCAGCAAGTTCAATGGGGCGGTTAGCTGGTATTCGAACAGCCCTGGTATGCCGACAGGTTACGGCACACAAACCGCACAGGTTGTTTCAAGGATGAAGCGTGATGGCTTCACGATCCAATGCCTGTCCAATTATGGGGTGGAAGGGTTGCCTACCACTTGGGATAGCGGTTATGGCCTTGTTCCTGTTCAGCCGCGCGGTGCTGATGCTTACTCCAACGATGTGGCAGGTTTTCATCACAGGGGTTTGATTGCTGAAAACCCTAACAAGGTTGATTTGTTTTTCACCCTTTATGATGTGTGGGTTTTGCAAGCCCAATCGTTTGACACGATGCGGATTGCTTCTTGGATTCCTATTGATCACAACCCTGTTCCACCGAAAGTGTTGGAGTGGGCGAAGCGTGAAAATGTGCGCCCTATTGCTATGAGCCGTTTCGGTCAGCAAGCTTTGGCTGCTTATGGTGTGGATTCGGATTACATTCCGCACGCTGTTGAGAAAGTGTTTAAGCCGACTGCCGAAATTGATGGTGTGCCGGTTCGTGAACTGACTGGTTGGGGTGACAAATTCGTTATTGGTATGAACGCGGCGAACAAGGCTGGTGGCGGTATTCATCGCAAAGCTTATGCGGAAAACTTTTTGGCGTTCGCCCACTTCGCAAAAGATAAAGATGATGTGTTGCTTTATGTTCACGCTGATTTGTTGGGTGCGTTTGGTGGTTGGTCGCTGAATGATTTGGCGCAAGCGTGTGGGATTCCTGCAACCAAGTTGGTGTTTGTTGATCCGATTGAGTATCGGAAAGGCATTTCGGCTGAGAAACTTGCAGGGCTTTATTCGGGGCTTGATGTTTTGTTATCGGTGAATTATGGGGAAGGGTTTGGAGTTCCACAGATTGAAGCTCAGGCGTGTGGCACACCAATCATCACCAGCAACTCTTGCGCTTCACCTGAACTTGCAGGGCCTGATTCGTTCATTGTGGATGGGCAACCTTTCTGGGATTACGCACAGCGATCCTGGTTTCATCTGCCGTTCATTCACAACATTGTTGGGGCGTTGGAACAGGCGTATCAGCGTGGGCGCAAAGACTTCCCTGACACCATCGAGTTTGCGAAACAATACGATGCGGAAACTGTGTATCAGAAGCATTGGATTCCGTTCTTCAAAAAAGAGTTCCCTAATTAGGGCTGGTAGAATGGTTATAGATTTGGAAGGTTTCTGATGGCGATTACGAATGGTTATTGCACGCTTGCTGATGTTAAAGCGGCGTTGCGTGTTAGCGACAGCCTTGATGACACGCTTCTTGAAATGGCTATCGAATCAGCTTCACGCCTGGTTGATGGTTATTGTGGGCGCGAGTTCTACAACGCTGGAACTGTTACACGCGTTTATGTGCCTGACACGAACTTTGTTACTGAGCTTGATGACTTCGTTTCGATTTCGCAGTTGAAGATTTCGTCACTTGCCGATAACAACTTTGATTTGACTTGGGAAGCCAGCGACTACCAAACCGAACCTTTGAATGGTTTGATTGATGGTATCCGTTTCCCTATTGATCGTGTTCGTGCGGTTGGTCAGTATTTGTTTGTTTTGTTGAGTGGCAACGCAACTGTTCAGGTTACCGGTGTTGCTGGCTGGTCGGCTGTGCCGATTCAGGTTAAACAGGCCACAGTAATTCAGGCGATGCGCATTTTCAAGCGTTTGGATTCGCCACTTGGAATTACTTTTGGGGAGTTGGGTGCGATGCGTGTCAGTATGCGCCTTGATCCTGATGTTGCACAGTTGGTTGAAGCTTTGCGCCGAATCAGAAACGTTGGCTAATGGCAAACATTAGTGCGTTGCGTTCGGGTATCAAAACCAATCTAAGCACCATTGCAGGGTTGCGTGTGTCTGACACCATCCCTGACCAGATAAACCCACCACAGGCTATCCTGTCGCTTTCTAGCGTGTCTTTCGATAAGGCTATGAATAAGGGTTTAACTCTTTATACTTTCACTTTGACTGTCCTGGTGGCACGCCAAAGCGAACGAAGTGGTCAAGCTAAGTTGGATAGTTATGTTCAATCTAGTGGTGCAAACTCTGTCAAGTTGGCGATTGAATCTGATCGCAAACTTGGTGGGGCGGCTTACGATTGCATCTGCCCACAGGTGACTTCTTATGGGGTCACTACAATTGGTGATAATATTTATATAAGCGGCGAGTTTGAAATTCTCGCTTACGCTTCCTAACGAAAGGTTCAATTGTGGCTGTCTTTGTTGCAACTGACTACAACATCAAAATCAATGGCGTTGACTACTCCACAAATCTAACTCAGGCTGAACTTTCGCTTGAAGCTGATGATGTCGAAGTTACCGCTTTTGGTTCAACTTACCGCAACCGCATTGGTGGCTTGAAGCAGGGTTCTTTGAACTTGCAGTTCAACCAAGACTTTGCTGCTGCTGGTATTGATTCTGTTCTTTTCCCATTGCTTGGAACTCAGGCAACTGTGGTCATCAAGCCGACCAGCACCGCTGTTTCGGCAACGAACCCAACCTATACGTTCAACGCGCTGGTTACTTCTTACACCCCAATTTCTGGTTCTATTGGTGACCTTGCAACGTTCAGCGTTACTTGGCCTGTTGCCGGAACTGTAACAAGGGCAACTGCGTAAAGATGGCTACTCAACTACGCATTGTTTCCGTTGATGATTCGACTAGGGATGTTCGCATTATTGCGGCTGACCTGATCGCCTTTGAGCTTGAACACGAAATTCCTGCCAGCAAGATTGAATCTTTTAAGCATATGTGCTGGTTGGCTTGGAAGGCTGAAAGTCGCGCCACTAAGTCGGCTGCCACTTTTGATGAGTGGTTGCAGGATGTTGATTCGGTTACGGACACTAACGACCCAAAAGTTTCGTAGCGTTAGGCGATAAGTCTGAGCATTGGTTCATTGCGAACCTGGCGGTTGCTACCGGTATTGCACCTTCGGTGTTGTTGCAGGAATCTGATCGGATGCTTTATACGATGGCGATGGCTTTGAAGTCGCAGAATCGCCAGCAGTAAAAAGAAACCCCCACCCTTTTCGGATGGGGGCTTTTCTTTGTTTGGTTTATGGCATTGGGATTTTGACTTTATCTAGTCCGATGACAGCGTTTGGGTTTAAACCGCGACACGATTCGTAAATTATTTCTTGCATCACTTCGCTGGTCATTAGTGGGATGGAAGCAATTTCGTTTAGCGTTTTTTGTAGATCGTTGCTGTTCCCTGAAACATAATTTGCGGTTAGCGCATCAAGTGCGTAGAACACTTCTTCATAGCTGTAAATTCCGCGCGCGATTAGTTCGTTGCTGTTTTCACGATGCCACTTTTCTATAACTTCGTGATGGGTTACGCGTGGGTTAAATAGGTGGTCAAGTTCATCCCAGATTTGGTCAAACAACTGCCCTGAATCAATGCCCAAATTTGCTAGGTGTTCAGCGTTGGTTTCTTGCCATTCTTGCCATTCAGCCATAGCTTCGGGCGTGCGATCAGCAAATTCGATTGCTTTGACGTGTGCGCGGTATTCATCCAGCAAGTCTTTTAGGTTGCGTTCTGCTGGTTGTAGTGACTTATAGAAGTCGCGGTATTCGGTAATTGTGATGGCCATTGTCTTTCCTTTCAATTGGCTTGGTAAAAGTCTAAGTGTTTTCTGCCTGGTTGTGTGACATTTTTGATAACTTTTTGGTCAAGGTAGAATTGACCTATGGCTGATTTCGAAGTTTATGTTCCGCGTGTTCGTAATGATCGCGGAATTATCGGGGTTGGTGCTAACGATTTTTTGGCTTCGGACTTGCGCAATCTTCAACGGGTTTTGAAACAGATTGACCCTGAGCTTCGTAAGCAGTTGTTGCGTGATGCTAAGGCTGTGGGTAAGGAAGCTGAATCAATTGTGAAACCGGCTTTGCCTACCGCTTCACCGCTTTCTTCTAAACGCCCAAGTCAGGGTGCTTATGGTTGGAACACGCAAGAAAGCAAAGGCAAAAGGGTTGCCCCTAACAAAACGCAAGTCAGGTTTAGAACTGCTACGGGTGGCAATACTGCTGGTGCAACAACCAGCCTGGTTTCGGTTCGTGTGGTTGCGCCGATGACTGTTATCGCTGACATTGCTGGCAGGTCGGGTGCGTGGGTTGGTAAAGGCAACAAGGGTTCGGGTTACTCTCGCCCTTATCGGGATCGTTACGGCAACATTAGGATTCACAAATTGAATGGTCAGGGTCAGGCACTTATTGCTGGTTTGGGTGGTCGCGGTTCGCGTTATGCGTGGCCCGCTTTTGAATCTAATCAGGCTAGGCTGTCGAACAGCGTTCAGGATGTTGTTCAGAAGTATGTGCAAATTGCTAACAGAAGGTTTAACTAATGGCTATTATTCTGCCTATTGCAACAAAGTTTAACGATTCAGGAATCAAGAAAGCTCAATCATCTTTTGGTGGTTTGGGTGGTTCAATCAAGAAACTTGTTGGTGTCGCTGCCGCTGGTGCTGCTGTTGGTTTGATGGTGAAGGGTATTGGCGAGAGCGTTAAGGCTGCTGCCGAAGATGCTAAGGCTCAGAAGATTTTGGCGGATCAGTTGCGCCGAACAACTGGGGCAACTAATGCACAGATTAAAGCCAGCGAAGATTTTGTTACAAAGCTAAGTTTGCAAACCGGTGTGCTCGATGACACCCTTAGACCGGCTCTAACTAACGCGGTGCGTGGCACAGGGTCGTTGGAAAAGGGTCAGAAACTTTTGGCTATCGCCCTTGATGGTGCTGCCGCTTCGGGTAAGCCTGTCGAGACAGTTATGGCGGCGTTGATTAAGGCGCAAAACGGAAACACAATGTCGCTTTACAAACTTGCCCCTGAGTTGAAAAAGACTAAGGGCGGTTTGGATGATTACGCGCTTTCGGTTAAGGGTGCGGCAGAAGCATCAGCAAACCCTTTTGATAAGTTCAAGGTTGCCATTTCAGAAATGAAAGAAGCAATCGGTGGAGCGTTGCTACCTGTTTTGAGCAACCTTGCCACCGCGCTTCTACCAATCATCAACTTGCTTGGGCCGATGTTGGGTAAAGCTGTGGCGGCGTTGCAACCTTTGTTCAATGCCATTATTGCTGTGCTACCTGGTTTGATTGATGCTTTAACTCCTGTGATTAAAATTGTGGAGATGCTTGCTGGCACGATTGGCAAAGTGTTGGGCGATACCATTGTTGCGATGTTGCCAACGATTACTTTGCTGGCGAATGTGATCAGCGATTATTTGGGTATTGCGTTGCCTTTTATTTCCAAATTGTTTGAAGCTTTGTTGCCTGTAATTTTTCCGTTCATTGATGCGTTGCTAAAAATTGTTCAAGCAATTTTGCCAATCATCCCACCAGTCTTGCAACTGGTTATGGCGTTTATGCCGTTGGTCACTTCAATTCTGCCACCGCTAACAACGCTGTTGTTGGCCCTTGTTCCAATCATCACTTTGGTTGCCAACCTGTTCACAACTTTGCTAACACCGGTCATTGACATTGTGGCAATGCTTGCGAAATGGTTGGGTGAAGTTCTTGGTGAACGAATCAACTTCATTGTTGGCCTTGTAAAAGGTTTGATGCCCGTATTCAAAACAGTATTCACCTTCATTGGTGATTTTGTGAAAGGCATTTTTGAAGGGGTAATTAACGGCTTTAAAGGTTTTGTGAACTTTCTAATTGATGCCATCAACGGCGTTATTGGTGGTTTGAATACTGTCCTTGATGGTGTGGCTATCGCTACCGCTGGAACAGTAAACCTACAAATTGACCCGATCCCGAAGCTTGCTAAGGGCGGTATCGTGATGCCGTCACCTGGTGGTTCGATTGTGAACGTTGCCGAAGCAGGGCAACCAGAAGCAATCATTCCACTAAACAAGATGGGTTCTTTGGGTGGTTCGACTTACAACATCACAGTCAACGCCGGTGCAGGTGCTAACGGCGGAAGCATTGGCACAGAAATCGTGAACGCTATCAAAGCGTTTGAGCGTTCAAATGGTAAGGGGTGGCGTTCGTGACCCAACCAGTTACTAAGGTTGAATTTGGTTTCACACAGGCTTCTGCTGGCGTTTACACCTTCCTTGATATTACTTCGTATGTTCGTTCTGTTGATGTTTCTCGCGGTTTGTCACGCGACTTAGATTCGTATTCGGCAGCAACTTGCAACGTTGTTTTGGATAACCGCGCAAGAGCTTTTGACCCTTCCTACACTTCGTCACCTTTTTATGGGCAAGTGAAACCACAGGCCGCGGTTCGTATCAGCACAAATGGTGTGGTTGTGTTTACGGGTTACATTGATTCGTGGGCTTTCGATTACTCCATCGTTGGTGATCAGACAGCAACTTTCAACGCACTTGATGGCACAACCCGTATTGCAAACGCTAACGTCACGCCACAGGCTTTTTCCGCTCAGTATGCTGGGGCGCGTATCGCTTCGGTTGCTTCTTCAACCGCTGTTGCCTGGTCGGGTGGAACTGTGTTGGATGCTGGGCAGTATTTGTTGGACACCGACATTGTGGGTGAAGATGTTTCAGCTTGGGATTACATTCAGCAGGTTGCCGCCGCTGATGGTGGTGCGGCGTTTATTGATGGGGCTGGTGAACTTGTTTTCAAATCGGGCGCAACTTCTGAATACCCTTCCACACAAACAACTTTTCGTTACAACGTTTGTAAAAATCCAAACTTTGAAACAGTCACCACAAATTGGAGTGGCGGTATTCGTCAGCTTGATGTTGTGTATAAGGGATCGTATGCGTATCAGGCAAGCAATGTTTTGACACCAATGGTTTACAGCGAAACCGCTGCAACTTATGTGACCCGTTTCCCTTATGTGTTTAGTTTTTATGTTTTGGTTACTGTTGCAGGTTATGTTGATTGGGTTGCTGGTTTTGTGACTGCTGGTGTGGTTGATGACAGGGTTACCGGTTCAACCTATGTTGCCGCTAATACTTGGACACGAATCAGCGCAACTTCTACCCCAACTGTTGCTGGTGAAGATGCTTCAATTCGTATTTCCAAAGCGGTCACAGGTGGCAACCTTTATGTTGATGCGGTTTTGATTGAGCAAACAAGTGCGTTGGGTGAATTCTTTGATGGCACTTATGGGCCGACAGACACCGCAACAGTTGTTTACACAGAATCTTGGGATGGCACTTCGGGCAGTTCCACCAGCAAGCTGACGATTGTGACAACTTACCCACCGAATAGTTCAACAAACATTGCTTTGAGTGATGCAGGTGGCACAGCAATCCCTTACACAAACATTTCTGTCGTTTATGGGTCGGAACTGAACTACAACAAAACGATTATTTTGCGTCAGGTCACTTCGACTGGTGGCACAGCCACTAACGAAACGAATGGTTCGGCGTATGGGATCAGGGTTTATTCTCAGACTGATTCGTTGATTGGTTCGGATTCTGATGCGCTTTGGGAACTATTATTTGGGCCTTTATGAAGAACCTGAGTTGCGTGTTCAGTCGGTGTCTGTGGATTTGCACGCGATTACTGATGAGCAACAGCAAGCAATTTTGGCGCAGGACATTTATACGGGTGCGGAAGTCACTTTTACGCCTGGTGGTGTGGGTTCGGCAATCACGAACACGCAAAAAATTATTGGTATCAAACATCAGATTGGAATTGACACGCACCGGTTGGAGTTGAACCTGTCAGCGAATGATGACAAGTTTAGGTTGGATAACAACCTTTTGGGTGTGCTTGACCAAAATGTTTTGGGTTACTAACGCCCTGTAAAATTGAATTAATTAAAGGAAGAATATTATGGCTGGTGCAGGATTTAAAACTTTTGTTGCTGGTGCGGTTCTGGGCGCATCAGAAGTAAACACTTACCTGATGCAACAGGGCGTTATGGTGTTTGCGACAACTACCGCACGCGACACCACACCTGCAACAAGGATTGCAACACCAAGTGCAGGGATGATGTCTTTCATTACTGCCACTAAAACTTTGGAGCTTTATGATGGTTCGGGTTGGACAGCTATTGGTGGTGGCAATTATGCGACTTTTCCTAATCAGATTGCGATCACTTCGGGTGGCACTACCCGTATTCAGCCGTTTGCCATTGAGCAGGGTTCAAGCTCAATCACAGGTAACGGCGCGGTCACTTTTACTACTGGGCGTTTCACGCAGACACCACAAATTTACATAACAGTTCAGTCTTCTTCTTCGGTGACTAGCGCAACTTATGCAAGCGCAAGCACTAGCGGTTTTACTGCTTACACTTGGGCTGGTGGTTCGGCTGGTGCGGTTGCTCGAACTGTGTCT